TGATGCAGATAAAAAAGTTTTACTTAAGTTAATCAATAAGCACTTTCCTGATTGGAGAAGAACTCTTAATGAGTTGCAAAGATACAGTGTTAGTGGTAGAATAGACAGTGCTATACTTGCAGATTTCTCTGATGTCAAGGTCGAAGATCTTATCAAAAGTCTTAAGACTAAAGACTATCCTACTGTTAGAAAGTGGGTCAATGCTAACATGGACAATGATTCTGCTGTACTACTGCGTCGTGTTTACGATGGTCTTACAGTATCCTTGGGCGGTCCTAGCATTGCTGCTGCTGTGCTTATCATTGCTAAGTATCAGTATCAAATGGCGTTCGTTGCAGACCAAGAGATTAACCTTCTTGCGTGTCTCACGGAAATAATGGTGGAGTGTGAATTTAAATGATTTTTTGGATTGGATTTGCCCTTATGGTATTGAATGAGGGTTTTGTCATGATGAGACATGTATCACCTTTCTTTGATAACTTAAGAAAAAAAGTAATCAAGAAGTTAGGTGACAAAAGATGGTATAGACTACACGGCACTCTAGACTATACATGGATTGGTCTTGTCACGATAGGAATTATAGTTTGTCCTAATAAACTATTTCATATAGCAGCAGTTGCTACATTCTGGGGTGCTTCATTTGTAATCTTTTATTTACCAAGGTGGATCAAACGATGAAATCTCTTAAGACACCACTTAGATATCCTGGCGGTAAGTCTCGTGCAATCACAAAGATTGCTACACACTTTCCTGACCTCTCTAAATACAGAGAATATCGTGAACCTTTTCTTGGAGGAGGTTCTGTTGCAATATATGTGTCTAAGATGTATCCCCATCTAAATGTTTGGGTAAATGATTTATATAAACCTCTCATAAATTTTTGGAAAACATTGCAAGATGATGGTGATTTTTTATATGAAACTCTTAAAGAATTAAAGACTAAAAATCCAACACCAGATTTGGCAAAAGAACTCTTTCTAAATGCAAAGGAGGATATCAATGACGGAACACAAAGTGACAAAAATAGAGCAGTTGCTTTTTATATTGTTAATAAGTGCAGTTTCAGTGGTCTTACTGAATCATCTTCCTTCAGTAGTCAGGCAAGCGATTCCAACTTCTCAATGCGAGGCATAGAAAAATTGCCTGGTTATACTAAAATCATTGCAGACTGGAAGATTACTAACTCATCATACACTGATCTGTTTACCGACACTCGTGATGCATTTGTTTACTTAGATCCACCATATGAAATTGGTGATGCACTGTATGGTAAGAAAGGTGACATGCACAAATACTTTGATCATCAAGAGTTTGCAGAAAACTGTGATAGAGATACCTCTTATCAACTTGTATCATACAATAGTAGTCAGTTGATTAGAGACAGATTCAAGGGATGGAACCTCTCTGAATTTGACCATACATATACTATGAGATCTGTTGGTGACTACATGAACAACCAACAAGATAGAAAAGAATTGTTAGTTTTTAATTATGATCATCCTAGGATTGCATAGTGCTGTTGCATGGGACGGCAACAACTCAGACGATTGGTCTAGAATTCATGATGCTGGAGCAACTCTTTTTATCAATGGAAGACATCATCGCAGTATTAGTGAAGAAAGATTGAGTCGTATTAAGTATGATGGTGATTTTGCTCAAAGATCTATTGATTATGTTTTAGGTGGGATATCAAAAGAAGATGTAAATATTGTTGCGTATTCTCCAAGTGCAGTTCACTTATGTAACATGCACTCTATGGATAAAAAAATTAGTGCGTTTTTAAAAAACATGTTTCCTAATGCGGAAATATGGTTTGTAGGTCATCACTTGGCACATGCCATGTCTGCTGCAGCTACAGCACCTTTTAAACAAGGAAGTTATCTTACACTAGACGGCATGGGTTCTGCACAATGGGACTTTGCTGCAGGTATGACTAAGGGATATGAAAATCATAGTATAGGAACTTTTGATTTAGATAAGAAAAATCTTATCAACCACACAATGAAGAGTGGATCGGGAGAAAATTCTTTCGGTGATTTTTATATGAACTTGGCATGTTATGTTTATAAAATGGCATTGTCAACAAAAACAGTAGATGATAAATTTCATTATTCATCTAAAAAAGATTTAACTAAAGTTCTTCAATTTAGTGCAGAAGGAAAGATAATGGGATTATCTGCCTATGGCAAACCTTCTACAAAAAATACTCCATATACATTCTCCACAGAAATTGCACCACAGATGATGGGAATTGATACATATGAATTCGGTCCTTCGTGGATAAACTTTCACAAATACAATGAAGTTATAGAACATATTAAAGATCTTTCTTCAGAGGATGCAGCATACTATGTTCAAAATCATTTTGAGGAAGCTATTGTCAAATGGATTACTAGTTTACGACAAGAAGGATATCTATCAGAGAATGTATGTTTTGCAGGTGGATGTTTTTTAAATGTCTGTGCAAATACTTTACTAAGACCTTTATTTAAAAACATTTGGATACCTCCATTTACAAATGATACTGGTGTACATTTTGGAGCAGCAGCATGGGCATCGATGAGATGTAATGAAGAAATACAGATGCCAACAAATGTTGCTTTTCTAGGTAAAACTTATGATGACTTTGTTCCTGATGGAGAAAAAGAATACTTTGAAGATTTTGATTTGTTGTGTGAGGTAGTTGCTAAAAAAATCAAAGATGAAAATGCTATAATTGGTTGGTTCCAAGGTCGATCAGAACATGGTCCTCGTGCTCTTGGATCTAGATCTATTCTAATGAGTCCATGTAAACTAGAGAACAAGGATATTATGAACTCTAGGGTTAAACACAGAGAGTATTGGAGACCTTTTGCTGGTGTAATTCAAGAGCATTTAGTTAAAGATTACTTTAAAGAGGGATTTAGCACTCCTTACATGCTATTCTCACAGCATGTTAAGACAGATAAATTACCTGCTATTACACATGAGGATGGTACATGCAGAATTCAAACTGTAAATCGTGATCAAAATGAAAGATTATATTCTCTTCTAGAAAAAGTAGAACATGGTTGTCTACTCAACACATCATTTAACGATAATGGTGAACCTATTGTAGAAGAACCAATGGATGCTATACTAGCATTTAGGAACATGGACATTGATTACCTCGTTATTGGAAATTATTTGATATGGAATTAAAAGACTGGTTAAATTCAATCAATCACACTAAGGAATTGCCTGAGGATCCTCAGGATATCAAGTCCTATCCACCATTTATTGTCAACAAATGCCTTTCAGGAACATTAGATTCTGTTTTATTTGCTAATGAGATGAACAAAAACCCTCATCTTGAAAAACAATTGCAGTATGATTTCTTACGCAACTCTCTTAGAAAGAAGAAAAGGTTTGCTCCTTGGTTAAAATCAGAAAAGATCAAAGATCTTGAGGCAGTAAAGAAATATTATAAGTATAGTCACGCTAAAGCGGAACAAGTCATGAGAATTTTGACTAGAGAACAGATAGAATATATAAAACAAAAACTAGATACTGGCGGCAGACTATGAAAATATTGAGTATTGATCTAGATTTTATATCTGGTCCTGCTATCTTACATAATGATCAAAAAATTTATGAACATTGTGATTCAGATGGTTTAGATATGTGGCCAGTGCCTAAATGGTACGAATTATTTTCAACATATCCTAATGAATTTTCTCATGAACTTAATATTCAGAATTATCATTACTGTCTAAGGACTTATCTAAGGACTCTAGCACACACTAGTGAGGTTTACTTTGGATATGATCATGACAATATTTTGTATGGTCTAGAGGGTCACACAGACATCGAAGTGGTGAATATTGACCACCATGACGATGTATTTTCTGGTAACTTTGGTTCTCCTGATGATGAACTAAGAAGTTTACAACAGTTTGAAAGAATAATGGAGGGTAATTGGGGGTTATATCTACGAAAACAGAACAGATTAAAGTCATTTACATGGATAGGTAACAGTGATAGTCATAATTTAGTGCATATACCTTTTGCTGAAAAGCATCTTAACAATTTTAAATTCTCTACTCCAGAAGAGTATGTCTTTGACAACTATGAGTTCGATCAAATTTTTGTTTGCTTGTCACCAGGTTATATTCCACCACTTCATTGGCATATGATTGGAACATTCATGACAATATTTGAGGAGATGACAGGAAAGGAGGTAGATTTAGGGCAATTTAGAAAAAAATACGAGATGGAAAAGTATTATCAACAAGTGACTGACTACATTCGTAGTGGGAAAATGTAAATCCTAAATAGAAAATATGAATCTACATTAATAGAGACAATGAGTGTTGTGACTGAGAATACAGTAGACTGGTCTGCTGACAAAATGGTAGAGGTTTCTTTAGGGGAACCAGACGATTTT